CTAATCTTTGTAGGACTTTCAATGCTTGCATTCACCTTGGCATGGGAACGGTCAAAGAAAGTGGCTAGAAACTGATGTTGTCGAGACTGTTTGAACCAAGAGGCGAAGAACGAGCCGTCTCTTATCAGTCGCTGTTCGCGGCAGGTGACGCATTCCAATTCACGACGAACTCTGGCACGGTAGTCACGCAAGAAGATTCGTTGAAGATCGGAACCGTGTATGCGTGTGTCCGACTTATCGCGGACTCTATCTCAACTCTGCCAGTCGATGTGTTCATCCGTGTCGATGGTGATCGCCGTCCGTTCCGACCACGACCAGATTGGCTTGACATGCCTGAAGTTGGTGTGTCACGCACCGACCACTTTCAGCAGGTGCTTGTCTCAATGCTGTTGAACGGTAACTCGTTCACTCGGATCATTCGTGACAATCAAGGTGTTGCTGGTTTGGCTGTGTTGAATCCGTTGAAAGTTGAAGTGAAACGCGATGAGTCGCGCCGAATCATCTATGTGTTTGACAACCGTGATGTGATCGAGCATGAGGACATGATTCATCTGTCCGAGTTGCGTTTGCCTGGCGATCTTCGTGGCCGTTCACGCATCGAACTTGTCAAAGAGAACCTCGGACTGTCAAAAGCATTGGAGGAGTTCGCTGCGAGATTCTTCGGTCAAGGTTCGCACACTTCTGGCATTATCGAGTTCCCAGGCAACCTGACCCGCGAACAAGCGAAGTCTTTGGTTGACGGATTCGAAGAAGGTCACAAAGGTTTGCGACGCTCACACCGACCAGGCATTCTGTTCGGTGGTGCGAAGTACACGACAACTTCGGTCGCACCAGACGATTCACAATTCTTGCAATCACGACAGTTCGCAGTTGAAGAGATTCTTCGTGCGTTCCGTGTACCGCCATCGATGGCTGGTGTGATTCAGTCAGGTGCGCAAGCATACGCATCAGTCGAAATGAACGGCATCCACTTCGTGATGCACACACTCCGACCATATGTCACGAAGATTGAAGACGGCTACTCAAACAAACTTCTAACCAATGGTGCATTCTTGAAGTTCAACCTTGACGGTTTGATGCGCGGCGACTTCAGTTCGCGTGTCGCAGGATATTCGTCAGGACTACAAGCGGGCTGGTTGTCAATTAACGATGTGCGACGCTTCGAAGATCTACGACCTGCCGATGGCGGTGACACTTACCGTGTACCACTAGCGAATGTTGACTTGGGCGCGGCTGGACTCACAGAACTTGATCGCAAGACCGCAATCGCTCAGCGTCTAATCAACTCAGGTTTCGAACCTGCCGCAGTGTTGAAAGCAATCGACATCGATCCGATCACACACACAGGTGTCGCACCAAACATGTTGCAACCAGTCGCCGAACCTGCACCAACTTACGATGTGAATCAGCGTGATGTGAATGTGACGATGCCAGAGATACTTGTCAATGTCCCGCCGGCAAATGTGAATGTTGCTGCGCCTGTCATCAATGTGCCTGAGACTGTGGTGCGTGTGAATGTGCCTGAGAATCGTCCGACTGTTCGCACGGTTGAGCGTGACGCTGATGGCCGTATCTTGACAATCACCGAAAGGGTTGAAGAGTAATGGCAACAGGACTATCGGCTTATCTTTGCAACTCGTTCCTCGACGCGCTCGGCAACAACACTTCTTACGCTGTCACTCAGGTTTACATCAAACTTCATGTCGGCGATCCAGGCGCGGCAGGGACTTCGAACGCTGCGACTGAGACGACACGCAAATCTGTTTCGTTTGGTGCGGCTTCGACTGGTGCTATCGCATCGGACGCAGATATCTCGTGGACGAACATCGCAGGTTCGCAAGACGCAACACACTTCACCGCTTGGGACAACATCTCGGCAGGTAACTTCTTGTTCTCTGGCACGATCACAGGCAACGCATACACAGCTGGTGACACCTACACGATCTCATCTGGCAACCTGTCTGCATCACTAACAGTCGCAAGCTAGTCCCGCCATGGCGGTGATCAGGTTCACGCTAGATGGACCATCAGTTCTTGACGATGAATTGTTCGGACTTGATGGACCGTCTGCGTTCATTCTTGACGCATCAATACTTGACGGCGACCGAGTCCTTGACGGCGGACAGTTCTTAACAACTGCAACCGGCACAGCGACACTTGGCGCACTGTCGGCGACAGCGACATCGACCGTCGCACACTTTGTGACCGCATCAGCCGAACTCGGCGAACTTGTCGCCGAAGTCGCACAAATCATCGTCACAACTGAAGCGACAGGCGAAGCACAACTCGGCGCACTTGTCGCTTCGGCAACCGCAACAGTTGTGTTGCCTGCGACAGCGTCAGCGAATCTTGGCGGTCTTGTCGCTTCGGCTGTCACGGCAGTCGAGCAGGATGCTGTGGCAACAGCGAATCTCGGCGGTCTGGTCGCGACGGCCGATACGGCGCCGACACCGCCTGAACCTGAACCAACACCTGGACCGTCTGGTGGTCGCAGAGTTTATTCAACGACACCACGCAAGAAGATTGAACCGCTACCTGAAGTCAAGATACCTGTCATCGAACCGAAGCGACGCTACGCGGTTGTCTCAACATCGTTGAACGGAATGCAAGCACAAGCAACAAGCACGATCACATTCAGTATCTTGGACGATGATGCTGAGGTATTGTTGTTGGTCTGAGGTAACAATCATGCCAATCACAAATGGATCAATCACAGTCGGCACAGCCGCAACACTCATCACAACTTGCGGAGTGAACCCAGGTACTTTACACATCAGCAACATTGACAACACCGACACAATCTTTGTCGGCGGTGCGACGGTCGCAGTGAACGCTGGACATGCGTTACCGAAAAGCGCATCAGAGGACTTCGTCATGTATGCAGGTCAACAGATGTTCGCAGTATCAACCAAATCAGGTCACGCAGTCGCCTTCCTTCTAGTCACTCCGTAATGCCTTACTTCATTACCGACAAGTCACCAGATTGTTCTGGGTGGGCAACCATCAAAGAAGACGGCGAAGTTATCGGATGTCACACAACGAAACAAGATGCGATTGATCAGATGGTCGCGGTGTCTGTTGCTGAGGACATAGAACCTGGTGGTGAACGCGCGTTACCTGACAACTATCGTCCAGCGTTGTCGGATGATGTTCCTGAAGGTCGTGCTTGCGGGAACTGTCACTTCTACGACGAAGACAATGTTCAAGGCGAAGGTGACAATCTCAAAGCATGGTGCGAGAGATGGGATGATTATGTTGACGGCGGATTCTATTGCAACGCATGGCAACCACATGAAGAAGAAATGGAAGAAGAAGAAGAAGAAGAATCAGTTCGGCAAGTATCTCTTGAGATACCTGTCTACATTCGCACCGCAGCAAGAAAAGGATTGGACTACTACGGTCAGGGTCTCGCGGGTGAAGGGCTGGTCGATCGAACCGTTCGTGAAGCACGAGACATGGCGCGAGGCGACATCACCGAAGACAAAGTCATTCGCTCGAACGCATGGGCGCAACGACACGCAGTCGATCTAGACGCACCAAAGAACTCGGATTCGACGAACGACGAGTTCCCTGGTGCGGGTGCGGTCGCACATTATCTGTGGGGCATCAACCCGCTCAACCCGCAACCGGCACGAGACTGGTTCGAACGCAAAGCAAACCAAATCAAAGACGAACGAGCATTGTTCTCGTTCCATCGCGCCAAGACTGAATACTTTGCTAACATTCCAGGCATGGAAGACAACAAGGTTGAGACACGCCGCATTCATGTCAACGAGTTTGAACTTCGCGCAGGTCCAACAGGTGACGGAATGTCATTCTCAGGATATGCAGCAGTCTTCAATTCTGATTCCGAACCGTTGCCGTTCATCGAGCGAATCGCACCAGGTGCATTCCGCAAATCGTTGAAAGGTCGCAACACAATCAAGATGTACATGAACCATGACTCGTCGATGCTTCTCGCTTCGACACGGTCAAAGACTTTGCGACTTGAAGAAGATTCACGAGGTTTGTTGGTGAACGCCGATCTGCCAGACACAACTGTCGGCCGTGACCTGAGCGTTCTGATGCAACGCGGCGATGTCGACTCAATGTCGTTCGGCTTCTCGGTTCCTTCAGGTGGCGACAAATGGTCAGATGATGGCATGACCCGCGAACTACGCCAAGTCCGTTTGCATGAAGTATCTGTCGTGACAGGCTTCCCTGCCTACAAAGCAACTTCGGCAACTGTTCGTTCTCTTGACATCCTTGCCGAGCGCACAGGTGTTGACGCAGACAAGCTCGCTGAGGCAATCACGATGCTTGAATCTGGGAACACTTTGTCGGATGAGTCAGCCGAACTGCTGTCGAGTGCGGTCAGTAAACTTCGTGCCGAACCAGCCCAAGTTCCTCACACGGTCAACTTGTTGGCAAAAAAACTTGAACTGTTGAAAAAGTTCTAGTTTCTCGTCTATAGTTCATTCTGTCGGTAAGCGTCCCGCTACGACTAGAGATTGGTCAGCGTCCCGCGCCATCGGAATACAATTTCCTGCGCACCACCAATCAACTACTACTCATGGAGAAATCATGAAACAATTTATTGAACAACAAATGGCACAACGCGCAACAGCGTGGGAAGCCGCAAAGAAGATTCTTGATGTTGCAACCGCCGAAAAGCGTGACTTGTCAGCAGAAGAAACACAGACATACGAGAAGATCAGCAAAGAACTTGAGGATCGTCAAGCAACAATCGAGAAGCTCCGTGCCGATGAGGCCCGTGAACTTCGTTTGGATGCAGCAACACGCGAGTTCGCAGACCAGGTTCGTCCTGTCGCTGACGCTCCACGCAGTGTTCGCACCGATGCAGAAGTTATCCGCTCGATGGCAAAAGGCGAACTTCGTTCGTACTCGTTCGAGAAGCGTGATGTCGTAAAGACAGCAACTGGCGCACCAGTACCAACATCGTTCTATGACCAAGTGATCATGCTTGCTCGTCATGTTGGTCCAATGCTCCAGACTTCAACGGTCTTGAACACGGCATCAGGCGAGAACCTTCAGATTCCATCACTTGCTCAGTACTCAACTGCAGCAATCGTTGGCGAAGGTACAGCAATCAGCGAGTCGGATCCAATCTTCAACTCGTTCATCACATTGGGTGCATACAAGTACTCGTTCCTCGTACAACTCTCAACAGAGTTGATCGAAGACAGCGGTGTTGACATCTTGTCATTCTTGGCAGATCAGGTCGGCAACGAACTTGGCTTCCGAGTTAACGCAGCGTTGACAACTGGCTCAGGCACAAACGAACCAAAAGGCATCGTCGTGGCATCAACTGTCGGCGTGACCGGCGGAACGGCTGTCTCTGGTGCTTTCACAGCAGACAACTTGATCAGCCTTGTTTACTCGGTAAACACAG